ATCAAGAGACAGTGGGGTCAGAACCTTAGTAAGTTTAAGGGTGCTCAGTTACCTGGTGGTATCACTATGAATGGTGATGAGTTGTATCGAGAGGGTCAGAGAGAAGTCGATGAGCTTGAAGAGAAGATGATCAGCACTTATGAAATCCCACCAATGGATATGATTGGATGAGAAACGTATTTTTTACTCACGGAACTCGTAACGAACAGTTCCTACAACAGGATCTTACTGAAGAGTTTATCAAGATGTTTGGGATGGATATATTGTATATCCCCAGACAACTGGTACATCAAGATGGTGTATTCAATGAAGAGGTTGCGTCTGAATTTGACGATAGCTATCTGATTGAAGCATACCTAGAGAACTTTGATGGGTTCCAGGGTGGTGGAGATTTATTAACTAAGTTTGGTATTAGACAGACTGATGAGATAAGTATGGTTATCTCTCAGCAAAGATTTCAGGATTTGATATCACAATTCCTTCTATTAGATAAGGACATCGTTGTTGGTGATAGACCACAAGAAGGGGATCTGATATTTTTTCCATTAAGTTCTAACTATTTTGAAATCAAGTTCGTAGAACATGAAGAGCCGTTCTATCAACTTGGAAAGAATTATGTTTATAAGCTTAAAGCAGAACTCTTCGAGTACAGTGACGAGCAGGGAGAATTCTTTGCTGGTGACGATGAGCTTATAGATACAGGGTATACAGTACAATACTATTATCTGGTTACACCAGGTCAATCAGCAGCCGCATCGCCTATTATCAGCAATGGATCGATCACCCAAGGAGTCGTCACTACAAACGGAAGTAAGTACAATTTCACTCCTAGTGTTACTTGCAGTGGAGACGGGAGTGGTTGTACTGCTCACGCTGAGATGATTGTAGTTAATGTATCTGGATCAGTCCCAACCAGAGTCGCAACCTTCAACCCTACTGTAGTTAACGGTAAGATGACTGGATTAGAAATTTTAGATGGAGGTTCTGGATATGATGTATCTAGATCTAGTATTGATTTCAGTGATCCTGCTAGCACAGGCACCAAACCTGTGGTTACCCCGACTTTTGACTCAAACGGTTCGCTTACTAAGGTTGAGATCACTAATGAGGGGGAGGGTTACGACTCGGTAGAAAGGATAGTTATTGATAGTGGTGGTACAGGATATACTGCTGCTAGCTTTACTGTTCAATCTGTACCCACTGGTTTGTCAGGTGAATTTACTGATGGTGAGACTGTTACTGGTAGCACTTCATCTGGTACAGCACTATTGGCAGACTGGGATAAGGCAGAGGGATGGCTCAAACTCAAAAACCCAACTGATGACTTCTCTATTGGTGAGCAGTTAGTTGGAAATACTTCTGGCGCGTCTATCTATATACATAGTTTTAATGCGATGAAGACAACTGATACTAAATTCTCAGACAGTACCTTGTTTGAAACAGAAGCTGATGACATCTTAGACTTTAGTGAAGGAAACCCATTTGGAATAGCTACTTGATATGTTAGGTGCATACACATACAATAAAGTAATCCGTAAGTGCGTAGTTGCTTTCGGTACACTTTTCAATAACATCGAAGTCCGTAAGGAAGTTGGTGGTACTACCTATCAGAAGATGAAGGTACCCCTTGCTTATGGTCCGAAACAAAAATTCTTAGCAAGACTAGAACAGCAACCAGATCTTAACAAGAAGGTTGCTATTACTCTACCTCGTTTGTCATTTGAGTTGACAGGTATAACTTATGATAGTGGTAGGAAACTTAGTCCTATTACTATTGATAAAAAGAAAGATGGTGCTGGTGCTGTAAGAAAGATATACACTCCTGTACCATATAATCTAGAGTTTAGTTTGTCTATACTATCAAAGACAAATGATGAAGCATTAGAAATTACAGAACAAATACTACCTATATTTCAACCATCATATAATGTTACTATAAAAATAATTGATGAAGTAAATGAGTATCGTGACATCCCTATTGTATTAAATAATTTATCATATGCAGATGAGTATGAGGGTAACTTTGATCAAAGGAAGTTAACTACCATTGACATGTCCTTTACTGTTAAATCGTATATCTTCGGACCTACTCAGACAGGCAAGCCAATCAAGAAAGCAAAGGTCGATTACAAGACTGGTACCGATGTGGTCAATTCACCACGACGTGTATCATATACAGTCGAACCAAAAGCTTTACGTGATAAGGATAGTGATGGCACAGGTCTAACACTTACTGCTCAGGTATCTGCTAAGTCAGCAACACTTCAAGTTACTGATTCAACAGTCTTTAGTATTGGTGACTACATTGAAATTAACAATGAAGTCATGAAGATTAAGACTAAACCAGATGGTACAAGCATTACTGTCTTACGTGGACAGAATGCTACTGATCAAAATGCTCACGCTAGTGGATCTGTTATAGATGTTATTACAGCAGCTGATACTGCTCTATTAGACAGTGATGATGACTTTGGATTTAATGAGATGACTTCTTTCTATGGATGAATTTAAAGGTTTGGATAAAGCATTCAATACTGTGGGTGACGTAATGCCACCTGAAAATGGTTGCCAACCTAGGAAAGAGAAACTAAAAAAAGTTTCTGATGATCAGGTAGGAGATGACCATGAGTATGCTAGAGCTCAATTATATTCCCTTATCGAAAAGGGACAGGAAGCAGTCGATGGTGCTTTAGATGTAGCACAAGGCAGTGACCACCCCAGAGCATATGAGGTAGCAGGACAGTTAATCAAACACGTCGGTGACGTTGCTGATAAACTTATGACTCTCCAGAAGATGACTAAAGAAGTCAAGGAAGAGAAAAAGAAAGGTCCATCTACTGTCAACAATGCTCTATTCGTAGGAAGCACAGCGGATCTCCAGAAGATGTTAAAGAATGCTTCCAAAGATAAATAACTCAGGAACCAACTAAGAAATCATGACCGTATTAAAAGTAGTACAGGACGGACCTACAACTGACGTGGGTAGTGCTGCTAACACACAAAGCGCAGCATTATCAGTCAAGACAGGTGTGTACCGATTCGCAGTGGACATCGCCAAGGGTGGATGTGCTATTGCTATAGGTGGCAATGCTAATGCTACCAACTCAACACTCTATGTTGAGAAAGGAGAGTCAGTAATACTGAAAGGAGATAGTCCCGTAAGAGTGGGTATCACTGGATGTACTGCTGCTAACCCAACAGTTTTTACAATCGAAAGATCAGGTGGAAATCATAACCAATTCAAGGTAGGTGATTATGTCACAGTAACTGGTTCCTCTGTGAATGATTACAATGTATCCCACCAAGCAATTACCGCAGTAACTCCCACAACGTTCACAGTTGCTGTGGATGGTTCAGGATTCAGTGCTTTCTCAGGTACTGCTGAAGCTAGGTTGTCTCAGAAGTATGCTATCATGCCTAAGACAGGTTCAGGTTCTACAGTTTATTGTACTGAAGTACAGGTAGTTAGTAACTAATGACAGCGGTAAGACTGAATGAGTATGGGAAATACTATTACGTCGAGTTGGTTTGGCGTGGTAGAATGTATCGCGTCCAGATATTTTTCCCTAGTCTCCAGAAGCCGCAACGTCAGGAAATACAAAAACAAGCTAATAAAATTTATCCAGGTTCTAGAATACTATCATACGTTGAAGCAGGTAAAACACCTGACCTACCAATGATTTATGCCTTAGATGTAACATGATGCAATTTAGAGAAAGTGATGTTGATTTAATTATCAGCACTATGAACAAGTATAAGGATTACATAGGGAGCATTGAAGAGTTCAAGAGAATTGAACATGTAATCCATAAGGTCGAGAACTATCGACATGAAATAGAATGTATAGGTGAGCAATGCGAAATACATGAGTTGGCATGATCTTAGAAACACTTCCCAGATAATCAGTGAGAAGCTTCCAGATGAAATCTACGAGGATTTAATCTGTAGGACACAATCAAGACGTAGGGATAGCGATTGGAATTATAACGATAGACTTGTAGGAGCATTGGGACAACAGTCCAGTTTAGAATGGGACTATAAGATAGAACAATACTTAACTCGTTATGCAGCACGTCTATGGAATGATATCCATCAGACATGTCCATGGGAATTTAAAGAATGTAGGGATGTTAGTTCCTTTATAAAGCTTAGGGATCTCTGGGTAAACTTCCAGAGACCTGGTGAATATAATCCTATGCACTGCCATAATGGTATTGCTAGTTTCGTTATTTTTATAGACTTACCATACGGTAAGGAAGAAAAGAAAGATCATCGTTGTAATGGATCTTTCCAATTAGAGAATGATGTATTAGAAATAGATCAGAGTTGGAATGGAATAATCATTATGTTTCCATCCCACGTTAGACATGGAGTTTATCCATATAAGTCTACTGATAGAGAACGAGTTACTGTAGCAGGTAATTTGGTATGGAACGTTGATGGACCAGGTGAAGAACACTACTAAATATATTAGTGTGATAGGTATTACCATGAGCGAAGTTCCAGAAGATCGCCTCACAGCGCAGTTAGATTTTGAAGATGACATGCGCGAGAGCCCAGAATTTTATCGAGAGTACCTTGTGCAACACCACGAAGAGTATCCAGAAGATGTCCATTGGGATCATGTTGTGGATAAGTGGGTATTATACTATGATGGTACCATTCTTTTCTTCGATCAAGAAGATGAAGCAAGGGAATGGTGGCGGCTAAATACCCATAGTAGAAAGTAGTCTAAGAAATTAGTAATGTCCCTGACAATCAGAAGATTGCCTGAACAGGATAATAATCTTGTTAGGCCACCAAGTAGTATAGTACCATCACAGAATGGTGATGTTGTATTAGAAGCAACTTCCAACACAGTCCTTACAATGAAGTTGAAGGGCACAGATGGTGTTGTCAGGAACTTCGACGTTGGTGGTGGAGGATCCACCATTGGTACTGAATATGATATTCGTGCGATTGCTGATACTTCACCTGCTTGTATCTTTAGACTGACCTCATCTTACTCAGTTGTAGATGATGTCAAATTCTCTGGTACTGCTAATCAGATTATTGCGTCTCGTGTAAACGACAACGAGATGAATTGGGCATTCCCAACTGATGTTACTTTCCCTAATGATGTCACAGTTACTGGTGACCTCACAGTTAATGGAACCCAGACTACAGTTAATTCTACCACCGTTCAGGTGGATGACAAAAATATAGAACTTGGTACTGTTGCCACTCCTAGTGATGCTACTGGAGATGGTGGTGGTATTATTCTTAAAGCTGCTGCGGATAGATCAATCCTTTGGTCTAATACAAACGATGCATGGACATTCAACCAGCACGTTTTCCCTGACAGTGACTCTACTTATGACATAGGTAGCAACCTTATACGTTGGCAGAACATCTATGCGGATGCTGCTAACATCACATCAATTACAGGAGCACTGACTGGCAATGCGGACACTGCAACTACTTTGGCTACTGCTCGCAACAT